CCCGGCAGGTAGGCCGAAGTACGGCCCGGCGTCCGCGTATCCGATCGGCTGCACTGGCTCTCGCACCTGCGCGGCTTGCGGCTGCTTCTTGCTTGTGAACCATCCCACTGCGTCCCCCTTGGAGTCGTCATGCCCGGTAAAGGTCCCGCCCCGAAGGCGGTTCGGTCTCGTCCGAACGACACGGCGCGCCGCCAGGCCGAGATGACCAGGTTAGAGGCTGATGGCGCCCTAAGGGGACCTGAGTTGCCAGATTCAGTGCATTTTCACCCGCGCACCGTCGTCTGGTGGGACAACTGGCGCCGGTCGCCTCAGGCGCAGCACATGGCCGCGGTCGACTGGGACTTCATGGTCGACACGGCCATGATGCATTCGCAGATGTGGAACGGTGACCTGAAGATGGCCGCCGAGGTCCGCATCCGGGTCGCCAAGTTCGGAGCGACTCCTGAGGATCGCCTGCGGCTGAAGGTCCAGGTCGATGAGGACCTGAAGCCTGAGGTTCGCGCACCGAAGGCGAAGGCCCGCCGGGCTCGGCTGCTGCAGGTCGTGGATGACGCCGGCTGACAGTCTCGGCTTCGCCCTGGTCGACTGGATCGAGACCTATCTCGTCCATGGTCCTGGCGACGTCGAGGGCGAGCCGGTAGTCCTTGATGACGAGTTCGCCGCCTTCGTCATCCGCGCCTACGCGATCGACGGCATCGGCGCTCGCAAGATTCGCAGGGCTGTCCTGTCCAGGCCGAAGGGTCGCGCGAAGTCGGAACTGGCGGCGATGATCGCCTGCGCCGAGGCCATCGGGCCGGTTAGGTTCTCGCACTTCGCCGAGGCTGGCGAGGTCTCCGACTGGGGCTACGAGTACGCCGACGGCGAGCCGGTCGGGTTGCACGTGAAACGGCCCGAGATCCTGTGCTTCGCGACAGAAGAGGGCCAGGCCGGCAACACCTACGACGCGATCAGGTTCATCCTCTCCAGCGATGGGGTCAAGCGCGCATATCCCGGCATCGATGTTGGCCTGACCCGCACCTTGCTGCCGGGCGGTGGCGTCATCACGCCGGAGTCTGCTGCGGACTCTTCGAAGGACGGCGGCAAGTCGACCTTCTGCGTGTTTGACGAAACGCACCTATGGGTCCATCCGCGGCTGAAGCGGATGCACCAGATCGTCCTGCGCAATCTGCTGAAGCGCAAAGCCGCAGCAGGCTGGGCCATGGAGACGACGACGATGTTCGCGCCTGGCGAGGGCTCAGTCGCCGAGGGCACGTTCGACTTCTGGCGGATGCAGGTCGAGAAGCGGACCAAGGACGATTCGCTGCTCTTCGACCACAAGCAGGCCGCCTCGAAGTGGGATCCGGCGCGCAAGAAGGACCGCCTTGCTGGGCTCAAGGAGGTCTACGGACCTGCGGCTGCGTGGATGGATCTCGATGCCATCGCGGCATCGTGGGACGACCCGCAGACCAGTCCTGCCGAATGGCAGCGGTACTGGTGGAATCTGCCGGTCAGCATCCAAGGCACCTGGCTCAGTCAGAAGGCCTGGGACGAGTGCCACGACCCCAGGCCGATCCCCGATGGCGCCACCGTCGTCCTCGGGCTGGACGGGTCCTTCAACGGCGACTCCACGGCGCTGTCCGTGGTTCAGGTTGGGGAATTCCCGCACCTGTCCGTTGCCGGATTGTGGGAGAAGCCGCCGGGCGATCACGAGTGGCGCGCACCCATCCTCGATGTCGAGGACGCGATCCGCACCGCCTGCCTTCGCTGGCGCGTGGTCGAGATCACCGCCGACCCGCACCGATGGGCCAGAAGCCTGGAGGTCCTCGCCGACGAGGGTCTGCCGGTCGTGGAGTTCCCGCAGACCGCCGCACGCATGAGTCCGGCAACGCAGCGCTTCAGCGACTACGTCAACCAACGGCAACTGACTCATGACGGCAACGCATCCCTGGCGCGGCACGTCAGCAACGCAATCCTGACGTCCGATTCACGCGGCACGCGCATCCGCAAGGAAGGTCGGATGTCCGGCAAGAAGATCGACCTTGCTGTCGCGTCGATCATGGCCCTAGAGCGGGCCGTCCACTTCTCCGAGGTCGCACCGGCCCCGGTGCCGCAGTTCTTCGCATAGGAGCATCCATGGTCCCTCGTCTGCTGCAGGTCGTCGGCCTCGCGGCGATCACCGCTGGCGCTGCCTTGGTGTTCGCGCCGGCTGGCCTGATTGTCGGCGGCGTGGCCATGGTCCTTGTCGGCATCTCGGAGGCGCGCGATGCTTGAGCGACTCCTCGGTGGCGAGCGTCGATCCATCACCTTCCAGGCGCTGTGGGCGTCGGGCCAGGACATGCCTCGCGGGACGTTCTCCGGCGTGACGGTCAACCGCGATACGGCGCTGAAGTTGGAGGTCTTCTACGCCTGCGTTCGGCTCATAACGGACGTCGCTTCGACCCTGCCACTAGACACGTTCCAGCGGGTCGACGGCCGCCGAGTGCCATACCGGCCGAGGCCGGAATGGGTCGACCGGCCCGAGCCTGACCGCAGCGTGCCGAGGTCGGATCACTTCGGCATGGTTCTCGCCTCCCTGATGATCGACGGCAATGCGTTCGTGCGCGTCATCCGGTCCCCCTCGACGGGTGAGCCAGTCGCGCTCAGCGTCCTCGACCCCTACCGGGTGACGGTTCGCCGGGATGCGCGTGGCCGCATCGAGTTCGTCATCGACAACGGCGCCTTCGTCGTCCCCGAAAACGACATGCTCCACATCACGGAACTTCGCAAGCCCGGCCAGTTGCGCGGCGTCTCCCGTGTGGACGAGCTGAAGGAGACGCTTGGCCTGACCGGCGCGCTGGAGCAGTTCGCCGCCAGGTTCTTCGGTCAGGGTTCGACGACCTCGGGCATCATCGAGGTTCCCGGGGAACTGAACGGCGACCAGGCCAAGGCGCTTCAGGATTCCTTCGAGGTCGGCCATCGTGGCCTGCGCAAGGCTCACCGGCCTGGCGTGCTGTCTGCTGGTGCGAAGTTCGTGAAGACCGGCGTGGACCCGAACGAGGCGCAGATGCTGGAGTCGCGGCAGTTCGCTGTCGAGTCCCTAGCGCGTGCGTTCCGCATCCCGCCGCACATGCTGCAGGTGACACGACCGGGCGCGATGTCCTACGCATCCGTTGAGGAGAACGCGCGGCAATTCGTCACCTTCACGCTGCTGCCGTACATATCCAAGATTGAGGAGGCGTACAGCACCCTGCTACCGAGCCAGGCGTTCCTCCGGTTCAACGTCGACGGCCTGCTGCGTGGCTCGCTGGAATCCCGCTACCAGGCCTACAGCATCGGCACCCAGTCCGGCTTCCTGTCGATCAACGACATCCATCGACTGGAGGACATGCCGCCGGTCGACGGTGGCGACGTGTACCGGGTACCGCTGGCCAATGTGAACCTCAGCGCCGCCGACCTCGTGGAGACCTCGAAGAAGGTGGAGATGGCGCAGCGGCTGATCTACTCCGGCTTCGAGCCCGACTCGGTGATGCTTGCCTTGGGCTTGCCGCCGATCCAGCACACCGGCTTACCGTCCACGCAGTTGCAAGCGGTGGCGCAGATCAACCCAGTCGATCCGTTGAGCGTCTACTGATGCCGTACTTCGTCACCGACTCCGCCGACGACTGCTCAGGCTGGGCGACTGTCAAGGATGACGGCGAGGTCATCGGCTGCCACGCCACCAAGGCCGACGCCATCGCGCAGATGGTCGCGGTGAGCCTCGCTGAAGGCATCGAGCCTGGCGGCGAGCGCGCACTGCCGGACAACTACCGGCCCGCGTTGGCCGCTGATGTCCCAGACGGTCGCGCGTGCGGCAACTGCGCCTTCTACGACGAGGACCGCATCCAGGGTGATCGCGCCTGGTGCGAGCGCTGGGACGACTTCGTGCGCGGGGACTACTACTGCAACGCCTGGCAGCAGGACATCGAGGACGACGAGGACGACGAGCCGGAGCAGTTGGGAATCCGTGCCGAGGTTCCGGCTTACATGGCCAGGGCGGCGCAGCGCGGCCTGGACTTGCGCGCCGACGGCTTCGGTGGCGATGGCCTGACGGAGCAGACAATCCGCGAGGCACGGCTCATCGCACAAGGGCAGATGTCCGACGCGAAGGTGATCCGGGCGAACGCCTGGGCGGCACGGCACGCCGTCGACTTGCAGGCCAGTCAGAATTCCGACCCCGACGATCCTCGCTGGCCTGGTGCCGGCGCAGTTGCTCACTACCTGTGGGGCATCGACCCCCTCGATCCGCAGCCAGCGCGGGCCTGGCTGGCCCGTACGGCTGAATCTCTTCAGGAGCGCACCATGCCAAGCAAAGTTGAGAAGCGCAGCATCACCATCGACGACTTCGAGCTGCGGCAGGCGGGTGATGGGATGTCCTTCACCGGATACGCCGCCGT